ATGTCGGATATTGTCGACCCAAAAACAAACCCAGAGCAGGCAGCTCTTCAATTGGTTGTTGAGTTTATAAGGGCAGGAAAGACAGGGCCCATATCAGGAGTAGGCACTGGTGTTCTTGATGTAAAAAAAGCTTACTCTGCATTTCTTGAGCACTTGAAGAAAGAAGGCTAATTCGTAAAAATCTTCACGAATGCCACTTGAACCGCATGAGCCAGTTTTTCGGCTGGCTCTTTTTCGTGAACAGGACCCTGAACAATCAAATCTTTTAAGGCCTGTAATGCAATAACCTGTGCATATTCTGGTAATTCTTTAAATTCCATACCTACCTCTCTAAATTAAGGGAATGCTCTTCCCGCGAATCTTCTGGCGCCCGAACGCTGAAATGTTGACGCTGGACACAACCCGATGTTGCTTGCGCTCTACCTCTACCAGCTCTTTAGCTGCTCTTGGTGTCGGTAGAGATAGTGCTTTTACTGTTCTGTCTTCAGCCTTACGACCAGCGATCGCCTGAATCTTTCTAGCTGCGACCTTTGCACGTACTTTTGCCATTGTCATAGCTGTCTCCTGTTATTTGCTTTGGTGGTGTGGTGGCCGGTGCTGATCTCCGGATTAGTGGTTAGAGCGCCCGCACTACCACTGACTCTGTCTTGAGGCGCCGGTTGGTTACGGCTAGCCATGGGCGCTGTTTATACATTGGTCGCGCATCAGCCTGCGCATTCACCACACCCCAAAGCAAACAAGTTCATGTTTACCTGCCGGAAAGAGAGTTAGTCCGTTCCGATCTAGGCGCGCCTGGTACATGAAACTCATTTAGCGCTGATATCGATGTTAAAGAGCATCCAACTTCCTGTTGGGTAGTGCGTCCTGCCGTGTTGATGGAGTAAAGATAACTTGAGTTATGGTTGTCGTCAATACTCAAGTTATATTTTAAATAACTTTAATTATAAGTAAGTGAAAACATAAGTAATTTATTTTTGGTTTGAGGTTTGCATTTACAGCGAGGAGGATAGATAGGCATAAAAAAACCGGCACATAGGCCGGTTTAAATAACTTTTGGTGGGTTTAAATTATTACTGAGTACCAAAACACTCTTCCGATGATCTCTACTTCATTTTCATCGCAAATTTCATCTTCAGGCACGTTGAAGCTATGGATTACAACTTTTCCACCCGGCTTCCTGTAGAGCTGCTTAATTCGCTTAAGCTTATCGTTTCCGCCGCCTGACTGGGCTATTGCGTATATTTTCCCATCAATAACTCGTTTGTTATTGGTGTCTACAGCAACAGTAGTCCCATCTGGAATTATGGGTTCCATACTATCGCCAGCGGCAGGAAAACATATGACGCCTGAACCATCTGTATTAGCGCCCACTCGGCGCAAGGTAGATTTAGAGAATCTCAATTTAAATCCATTATGATCTTCGTCTACGACACGCCCATCACCACAGGCGAATTCAATATCTTTCAGGTATGGAATCTCGACCTCATCGTCATTGAGAGGTGTTTTGCTATCCCACGCATCTATCCCAGTCCATTTGCTTTCATGAGGTATAGAAGAGTCCTGCTGTTTTTGCAATGACATCTCACCAACACCTTGCCCAAGCCACTCCGGAGATACACCCAAGGCTGATGATATTTCCAATATCTTGCGCGAACTCTGAGCTTTTCCAGATGCCAGTTTCTGAATGGCAGGCTGAGATAAGCCGACTTTCTGAGCCAGTTGTTCTTGAGATAGGTTTGCCGCCTGAAGAGCAGCAGTTAAACGTTCAGCGAGAGTTTTCATGACCAAACTATATAACCGAAGTTATGCAAAGTAAAAGAACCTAGGTTATGGACATATTGCATAACTTGAGTTATCTTTCTCATTATCCAATAACCACTAGAGGCATTTCTATGAATAAAGTTATTCAGCGGGCCGTATGTGCTGCTGGAAGCCAAGAGAAACTAGCCCAACTGTGTGGTGTTAGCCAGCCAGCCGTTCACAAATGGCTGAAGGGTGGCCTTGTATCTCCAGAGAGAGTTCAGGCCATTGTAAACGCCACAGATGGACAAGTTAAGGCTTACGAAATTCGACCTGATTTACCGCACTTGTTCCCGCATCCAGAACAAGCAGCTTAAGCAACACCGCTCTTTAACAGCCCTATCAGCACCAGAAGTCTTATAGCGGGACAGGTGCGCCTAGCGACATCCGGATAAGTCCGCGCCGCAGGTAAACCGCTTTAACTATTTATTCAACAAAGGAAGTATCACAAATGGAACATGCAAGTTATAGCAAGCGCATCAACGAAGTGGAGACAGAACTCCGCTGCCGGATGATGCAGAAGACTAACAGAGAGTTAGCAAAGCAAGCAGGGTGGCACGAATCGAAAGTAAGCCGCCTCAATATCCGCGACATGGCAACGATGTTCGTACTGCTAGAGAAGGTATGGGAAACCAGTTTGATTCGTGAGGTAGCGCGTCAGGCTGTGGAATCGGTATTGCCACAAAAGAAAAAGTCGCCAACTGCGGTAACAGCTGACGACTCTCAGATCACTATGAATTTTTGAGCTCATTCACAGGAGGTTAGTATGCAAAAAGACTGGAGATATGTCCAGCAAAGTACTCATAAAAGCATCATAAGAGATCAGTTTTTACGCTCGGTTAACTTGGGCTTTATTCAGAAGTTAAAGGCTTTGCTACCAGAGAAGAAAGCCAGTGAGGGTAAGAACGATGGGTAACGTTGCTTATGCGAACTTTGTTGATAGAACGGTCGTCAGGAGTATCAGGATGGAGAACCAGAAGATGGGGCACTTTGCCCTATTCAGAAGTCTCCTCTCCGCTGATTGGGCGCTTGATGTTGGTAAGTTGGCCTTATGGGTCAGGCTGATCGGTCAAGCCACTCACAAACCCCGTACAGTTAGTTTTAACGGTGTCGAATGGTCATTGGCGGCGGGGCAGTTGGTCACCAAATATGACCTACTGTGTCGAAAATTACGCGATGCAGAAGGTAAAGAGAAAAGCCCTCAGCAGGTTCGCCGAATGTTGGACTTTTTTGTATCACAGGGCATGTTGAGTTATTCAGGTAACCGCCATGGGACAGTGATATCAATCACAAACTATAGCGATTACCAGCTCATAGCTGATCAAGAAAATGGCAATAACCACAAAAATGGTGCCGAAGGTAACAAACCCAGTGCTGGCGCGGCTTTAAGCGGTATAGCCGGAGGTAATGATGCCGGAGGTAAATCCGGAGGTAATAGCGAAGGTAACAAACCCAGTGCTGGCGCGGCTTTAAGACATTCACCAGAAGGTAACGCCGAAGGTAAGTGCGGAGTACATGAACAAGAAGTTATTAAACAAGAATTAAAACATACCCAAACCCACGATGTGGGCTTGCTGGATGTGAGCAAAAAAACACCCCGTCAAGCAGGAACCAATCCTCGAGCATTGGGAACAAATCCACGCTCAAAATCACCGGCATTCGATCGCGAACGTTTCAAGAACACTTGGAACTGCAAAGCGGAGAAACACGGATTACCAAAAATGCGTAGTTTCACCGTCACCGTGGAGAGCGGTCTTAAGCGCCTATGGGCTTCCTACCTCAAGCAGTGCAAAGAGCTTGGCAAAGAGCCAACCGATATCGACACGTTCATCAACGGGTACATCGAGTTTGGTTACAAGCCAAGTGCATGGGCATGTGGAGAGAATCCAAGTGGCAAAAAATACGGGATCGAAACGGCGTTAACTCAACGAATTATCGATGAAGTTTTGGGTAGGGAGGACTGATGGACAGTTACGATTTTGAAGAGCAGTTGATTGGCTCAATGATTATCAAAGGCGACCACGTTGATTGTCTTGAAATCGCTGGGAAGCTTCCTGCTGAGGCCTTTGCGAACTTCCATTTGCAGAACATGTACCGCGTCATCGTTGCGCTGCTGAACAAATGCGAACCGATTGACCCATTTACGGTTCAGGAAGGGGTATCGGGTGAAACTCGGGATCTGGTTTTGTCCGTATCTGCTCGCTGCAAGTCTGCTGCAAACATCAAGGCGTGGGCCAAGCGTGTTCGCCAGTGCTGGATGTTGCGAAAGGGGGAGGCCGATTTAACCAAGGCGGCTTCGTTGCTTCGTGAAGCTGGCACTCATGATCTAAACGAGCGGATCGCCGAAGTCAGCGGTATTTTGTCGAACCTGCAATTCGAAACCAATGACCGTCTGCCGCGCAAGATTGGCGACCTACTGCCGGACTACATGGATGTTCTGGAGAAACGCATGAAAGGCGCTGAGTCAGGCTTGTATCTCAAAACCGGTATTGAGCCGATGGATAACGAGTACGGGGGATTCGATCGCACTGACCTGATAATCATCGCTGGGCGACCGGGTATGGGCAAAACGGAGCTGGCTATCAACATCGGCAACTCGATTGGTCAACAGAAAGGCCGCGGCCTAATGATTTCCATGGAGATGTCAGAGATGCAGGTCGTCGAACGCCACGTTGCCGATCGCTCTGGTCTAGCTATCGGCGCACTGCGTAACCCTCTGGATATGATCCCCGAGCAGTTCACTCGACTAACAGCCGCAGCCGGTATGCTTCAAGGTGAAGATAACTATGTGCTTGATGAGACTATGAGCGTTGACGAAATAATCTCACACGCCGAACGGTTGAACATGGACGGCGGCCTCAGCTTTGTTTCTATCGATTACCTCGGCCTGATGAAAAAGCCAAAGGCAGAGCGTAACGACATAGCGATCGGAGAGATTACACGGAAGCTCAAGCAGTTCAGCCTGCGCAGCAAAGTACCCGTTATCTTGCTCTCACAGCTTAATCGTGGTGTTGAGACTCGACCTGACAAGCGCCCAACTCTGGCAGACCTGAAGGACTCAGGGGCGATCGAGCAGGATGCAGACGTGATTATCTTCCCGTACCGCGATGAGGTTTATCACGACAACAGCAACATGAAAGGGATCGCCGAAATCATCGTTGGGAAATATCGTTCTGGCCAGCCAAAGACTTTTTACATGGGATGGAAGAACGGGCACTTCGTCAACATTGAACAGGATGAGGCCGCGCGCCGGTACGCTGCCAATCAGAATGACAACAAGCAAGCATCAGAGTGGAGATAGTCATGGATAAAGTCCCAAGCAGCAAAGTATTACGCTGCCATTTTTGCACCAGAGAAAGCACTGAAGTGAAAAAAATGATCGCCGGTAACTACGCATATATTTGCAACGAGTGCATAGCAGAATGCGTGAATATTCTTGCTGGATTGAAGCTGGATGATGGAGATAGTCATGACAAGTCGTGAAGAAATAGTTTTAGCGCTTAAGTACTTTTTCGATGTGGAAACAGAGGCGAGTGTCCATGAAATCATTGGGCAGGAGAGTGATCCGGTAGACACCATCGCCGCTGCACTGGATGAATATCGAAAAGTCGATAGCTGTGAAGGTTGGATCAAGTGCTCGGAGAGAATGCCTGAAAGGACTGATGATATTATTGTGGTTTCTGAAGGAATTGTAATGTCTGGCATTTCTTATTCTCGGCTGAAAGGGTTCTATATTGCCGCGTTGGAATATGACGAAGATGGAAAAATTGACGGCGTAACCCACTGGCAGCCACTACCAGAGCCCCCACAGGAGAGCAATGATGACAAGTCGTGAACAGTTTGAAGCGTGGTTTAAACGAGAAATTATCGAAACGCCTGATTTCGAATTCAATGCTTTTGATGATGATGCTGGCGAATATGCCGTAACCGAAGATGACAACATCGATTTGTATTTGCAGGTGCAGGCAATGTACATGGCATGGCAAGCAAGCCGCGAGGCGGTGGTGATTCAACTCCCAGACCATCGTGACTACGAAGAAACTCTGTCCGATCACGAGCTTGGATTCAACACTGGGCTGGAGCAATGCGCCGAGGCGATCCGTTCCGCTGGCATCAAGGTTATCGAAGGAGAAAAAAAGAATGGCTAAATCATCAGACGTACACGATCTGTTAACCGCGTATCAAAAACAGGCTCGAAAAATACCTGCAAAGGGTGTTTATGCCTCAAAACAGCGTCAGTTTGAAGTGCAGGAGGCTCACACACGCAAAGTGCTGCGCAAGCGCCGTCGGTCAGTCGGCAAGTCAAATAAGTTCGGCTGTCGCTTAACTGCGGAAATGCGCGTAGCAATGATTTGCGAGATGAATTTTATTGCATCGTTCTGCCGCTCTAACCGCCAGAATGGCATCAAGGTTAAGGGGGAGTGATGAATAAACAGGCCTATTTTCTGATAGACCGACACCGACAGCAAAACGCCATCCAGTTCATCCAGTCACTCCCAGTCAATCCAGATTCACCCCTCGTAGTAACCATCCAAGAGCGAACAAGAACCCTAGACCAGAATGCGCGTTTATGGGCAATGCTGAACGATATTAGCGAGCAAGTCGTTTGGCACGGTTTAACTCTCAGTAGCGAAGATTGGAAGCACATATTCACCGCATCACTCAAAGGCCAGCGCTCCGCACCGGGTATTGAGGGCGGGTTAGTTGTGCTTGGGCAATCAACTAGCAGAATGACCGTGGGTGAGATGCGTGACCTGATAGAGCTGATACAGGCATTTGGTGCGGAGCATAACGTTAAGTTCGGTGATGATGCCATAGCCGCGATGCGCTGGGCTCAACAACACAACAGGAGTTCAGCAGCATGAGCAAACTACCTCGTAACTTCGGATGGGACAGGCACCAGCTAGCCACGCTCACATACGAAGAATTAGAAAGACTTGAAGCAGATGTGAAAGAGAACCATGAGTGCAGGAATGGGATTTATATCTACGATGCCGCTGGGAGGAAGAAACTGGATGCACTCAGTTGGGCTGTCTACTACAAGAACAAGGCTGACCGAGCTACCGACCCCGAGCCACCGGAGGCAGCATGAAGCGAACGTGGTTCACACACGAACCCATGACCACAGAAGAAGCTAATCAACTACTCGATAGATACAAAAACAACGGAGTGCAGGCCACTAAATCACTATCAGCAGACAATCGTCACTGGTTCGTTCAAGCACTTCTCCCTGAATCAAATTACCTACCTAATTCAAAAATACAGACATCCAAAATCTGGAGATAGACATGACTGATTACAGCAAGATGAGCGACTTTGAGATTAACTGCAAAGTTGCCAATGCACTTGGTATGACTAAACACTTCTTCTTCCTTGATGCAGAGGACGAATTTGATGATGACATTGAACCAAGCGAACGGGGTCCGATCTGGCAAACTAGGGAGCATTTCGTTAATGGATACAGGCCGTCTAACGGAAACCCATTCACCCCCTGCAACAACCCCTCAGACGCATGGCCGATAATCGTCGAGGAAAAAATCAGCATCATGTTTGATAGCACTTTACCGGAATATGAAGGCGAATATCATGAATGGTGCAGCGCAATTTCATCATGCCAGAAATACGGTATTCAATATCAATCAAACCCCCTCCGCGCCGCCATGATCGTCTACCTGATGATGAAGGAGAGTGATAGTGCTCAAGGCTAAAAAGCCGAAACCAAAGAAATGCCCGATATGTGACAAAGAATTCATCCCTCGCAACACCATTCAAAAAACCTGCTTCTCACCATCTTGCTCTCTCGAATTTGTCCGGCGCCAAAATAAGCTCAAAGACGAACGCGAACAGCGCAAGCAAGCCAAGTTATCGCGCGCCGAAATACGTAAGCGCAAAGAGAAGCTAAAAACGGCATCAGACTGGAATAAAGAAGCCCAATCAGCAGTTAACCGGTTCATCTTCTGGCGCGATTATGGGAAGCCATGTATAGCCTGTGGAAAGCCACTTAACTATGGGGTACGAGGCGGGGCAGTAGACGCGAGTCACTATCGGTCAAGAGGTTCGGCAAGGCATTTAAGATTTAATGTTTTCAACATCCATGCAGGATGCGTGAGATGCAACAGGGAGCTATCAGGAAACATCATTCCCTACCGCATTAACCTCATCGAGAAAATCGGCATAGAGCGCGTAGAGCGGCTAGAGCACGACAATTCAGTAAAACGCTTCGATATCGAGTACCTGAAACGGGTGAAGTCCATCTTCACGCGGCGGGCTCGTAATTACGAAAAACTGCGAAAGAGATATTTGGAGGCTGCATGAATCTTAACGAAGCAATTGCTACTGCGCGAGAACGGCGCCGCAAACGCGAAATGACTGGAAAGGGAGATCACTACTCGGTCGTTCAGTTCAATACCGGTCTCCAGGTATTCAGAAACGATAAGTTACTCAGTGTACACAAGGTCGTATTTGACACTCATCGCGATAAGTTTGGCGGCGTAGTTCATCCAAATGAGAGGGCGGCATGAGACCAGTAGACGCAATATATACACTGCCCATGGTATTCAGACAGGCAGATTTACGACGACTCTGGTGCCGAGGGAAGAAGACCATCACGCCATCACAGCGAGTGTGGACGCGCTATATGTTGTCGCTCTGGGGGCATTACCTCGGCGGTGACGAAGCACCTTCTGGCTGCGTTAATGTAATTGGTCGATTAATGGTTCGTTCAGAATGGAGTGAAACACAGTCAGAGCGGATAGTTGAAGTGGTGAACAGTCTTCACAAGCAAGGTTATCGAGGTGAAGAGTTGTTTAAGAAGTCCCGCGAAATTGTGATACCAGCAGCCTCAGCAAGCAACATCATCGCTCTCGCCAAAGAATCAGATGATGCAGCTTTTGTTGAGTCAGTTATGAAGAAAGTAATCAAGCGTGGAAGCCCGATTCGCGATGTAGCTATTAAACGATATTGCGACCGCAAATGCCCGCAAGACATTGCACGGATGATTTCATATATCACTGGTGCAGATGTTCAATTTTGCCGAAAGCGGGTTATCTGGTGTGAAGAGATACTGGAAGAGGAAATGTACTATGCAATGAAACATGCAATGGAGAAGGAAATACTTCAAAATGCAGCGTGAATAAAAATATTTTCTATTTCTCTTGATTTTGGGAAATGAAAGTGTATATTTTAGTGCATGCTCGGGAGCAAAAGCGAAAGAGCGCAGTAACAAAGAAAAGGCTGGCTTAATCGCTGGCCTTTTTAGTTTTCAGCACATCACTCAGCGAAGAAGGGTAAACCGGAGCGTTTGGTGTGCTGCACAACTGCATGAGTATTGATTCGATAACCTCCAAGGCTCAAGACGTGGTGCTTGGCAGTGCTCATGACAGTTGTGGATATACCGAAACACAGGTGCAAGATATGGTGTGATGCCGAAAGGCTGGGACAGACCTGCATCCACAGCAACACATTTTCAAGCCTCGCCATCGTGCGGGGCTTTTTCATTCTGGTGAGGAAGCACATAAGGCATGTGCGGTCGGCTGTTAACCGAATGGTATAGGGTTCGAATCCCTAACTCACCGCCAATTCTAATTTAGCGTCATCCAAAACCAACCAACCGCACTCACACATTCATTTTTTGGCATGGATAGGGTGACGCTATTCCCTACACAAACACACAGCACCAGCCCTACGGGGAGGTGAGAGACTATGCGAATGGACGACCGTTACTCAAACGCCTCGTACAGTAGCGCAGGTCTAGCAGCGTTCTTTGCCAGTCTGTCATTGCAGGATTGGGGCTTCATTATCGGTGTTGCCTTCAGTATCGCGCTTGGCATCCTGACATATCGTCTTAATCGGCGAGAGCAGATGAGACGCACGCAGATACTGCAAGACATACTGACGAAGACCAATACAAACAATCCATCGGCAACCGCACAAGTGTTAGCTGATTTGGGTCAGAAAGCGCCGAAGGAGATCTGATATGAACTCATCACTTCGTGCGCGAATATCCGCGGCTATCGGTGGCGGGGCCATTGCAATCGCAACGGTAATGTTAAGCGGTAACGGTGGGTTAGAGGGGCGAGAGTACGTTCCCTACAAAGATGTAGTCGGAATCATTACAGTCTGCGATGGGCATACTGGCAAAGACATCATACCCAACAAGCGATATTCAGATGCAGAGTGTGATGCGCTGACTAAGGCTGACTTAGAACGGATCGCAAAACAGGTCAATCCGAGCATCAAAGTTAAAACCACAGAAACGCAGCTCGCCGCTATCTACTCATTTTCCTACAACGTTGGTGCCAACGCCTTCATTAAGTCCACCATGCTTAAAAAGCTCAACGCCGGTGACTACGCCGGAGCATGTGATGAGCTCAAGCGCTGGGTGTATGCCGGTGGCAAGAAGTGGAAAGGCCTGATGAATCGACGCGACGTTGAATATGAGGTTTGCACCTGGAGTCAGAGATGAGCAAGTTAACCACCGCGTTACTTTCAGTCATCATCGCTCTGTTAGTTGGCATGTGGTACACGACAAGCCAGATGCAGTCTCTCAGTTCCGAACTTAAAGAAATCACTCAGGTAGCCAATCAGCAGAAAGCAGACCTCGAAAACATCCAGCGGCAACGAGTACAGGCCGCAGAGCTCGATATCAAAGTCACTCAGGAATTAGCAAATGCAAAAAGTGAAATTGAGCGTCTGCGCACTGACCTTGGTAACGGCACTAAGCGGCTGCGTATCTCGGCCAGTTGTCCAAAGCTGCCCGAAACCACAGTCTCCACCGGCAAGCCTGATGCAACCAGCCCCAGATATGATGCAGAGTTTGAACGCAATTATCTCAGTCTCGTCGAACGAATCAGAACAGCAACAGCAATGATTAACGGGTTACAGAGTTATATCCGCAACCAGTGCCAATAGGAGGTGGTGGATGCATAAACCAGTAATAAGAAAAGACCCATTCGATAAAAAATACAGATGTGTGTCTGTTGAAGAGCTGCCAGAGGAAAGGTGTTTTATCACAGGGAAGGGGGATAGCCCTCGGGATTCCTTTAATGATTGGGTTGTCGCTAGCGAACTATTTATTAAGTATCAATTGAAATATTTCCCCGACAAGGATCAGATTGTGTAACCCCGAAAGGATGGTGATCCGATCTTGCTGACGGGTAAGCCGTAAGTCAGTTAGCACCTCTGCGAAGCGGGGCGAGTCTGGCTAACCAAATTCACTAGCCCAGCCTCCGGTGGCGCACATAACAGAGGCAGCCTATATGCATGAAAACTCCTGTTGGGCATGACCCAGCGAAAAAAGATTGCAGTATAGGCGGACAAGCGGAAAGACGCGGTATCACCGTAGGCATTCACAGAGTGTCTACGCTAATGCCAACAAACAATCAGGAGTAAATATGCCAAAGCGTGTAATTGCACAGTCAGGGGCTACCGTAGAGGTGGCTACCATGGCAGATGTGAGCGGTGATGCCTATGAATTGCCACCGGCGACACCAACAGCATTAGGCGGCGTAAAGAAGGCGGCAACTGTAGCTAACTGCACAGTTGCTGCTGATGGAACAAGCGCAGGTACTCAGCTAAATGCGCTTCTAACGTCATTACGTGCTGCTGGAATCATTGTTTAGAAAATTAAATATCGCAAAGTGAGAAGTGCTCACCGAGCCAAAAGTTGGAAATGCTGAATATGTCAATCACCATGAATGTGTTGGTTAAAAGACGGCGGTGGGTAGTTCCGCTTCTCTCTGCGATAAAGATTCTTGTCTACGCGAGAGTTGTAAAAGAGAAACACATCAAACCGCTGGCTGGTTTCATTGCCAGATTTGGCTTCAAGTTCAAAGCAGAGAAATAACATGTGCGATAAAACAAAGTTCGCCCGCATTGTACCTGCAATGATTCAGGATAAGACCTCTGATTGGCTGCTAAGCAAGCTCGATGAGCAATTAAACGATTTCAGCGAATATGTATCGCAAGGTGGCGATGCAGAAAAGGCGGTCGAGGGCTCTTTAAATGCTGCCGCCTTCCGTGGTCGGTTAATCCACGAAACCTTCATTGCTCAGTATGCAGATGCGAAAGAAAACGTAGAGGGCACTATTGGCCCGTTAAATATCGAAACTTTAGAGGATTAGCATGGCAAAGCTCACTGACAAGCAAGAGCTGTTTGCCCGTGAGTACCTGAAAGACCTCAATGCCACACAGGCAGCAATCAGGGCGGGCTACAGCGAGAAAACTGCTCGCGCAACTGGTAGCGAGAACCTTTCAAAACCTGACATTGCAGATCGGATCGCTGAGCTAAAAGCAGAGCGCAACGAGGAAGTTGGTGTAGACGCTGCATATGTACTTAGACGCCTGACTGAAATAGACCAGATGGACGTGCTGGATATCTTGCTTGCCAATGGCGAACTGAAGCCGATTAAAGACTGGCCGAAAGTGTGGCGTACAACGCTATCTGGAATGGATGTTGTCGAGATGGCATCTGCGGATAGCGCAGCTCTCCTAAAAAAAATCAAATGGCCCGACAAGGTAAAGAACCTTGAACTGCTTGGTAAGCACGTAACAGTGCAGGCGTTCCGCGATCAAGTATCGAGTGAGCTTACTGGAAAAAATGGTGGGCCAATTGAATATACCGATATTTCCGCTGAAGAGCTTGAAGAGAGATTGAAGGAGTTGGGTCATGGCCGTCACAGATCGCAACTCTCTGAGAAACTTGCAGACTCTTGAGGCATACAAGCGCCGAGCCATACAGGAAGCAAGAACTAGCTTGATGGGGTTCACTCTATATACCAACCCCTTATATGAGACTGGCTGGTTTAATGAGCTTTTATCGGCTGAGTTAGATCAGTTTCTGGTTGATGTTGAGGCTGGAAAGATGCCTCGTCTAATGATATTTGCCCCTCCGCGTTCTGGTAAGAGCGAAAAAGCGTCACGAAGATTCCCTGCTTATGTGTTGGGTAAACATCCAGACTGGAACGTTATCGCCTGTTCGTACTCGTCTGATTTGGCGAACAGGATGTCTCGTGACACTCAACGCATTGTCGGTTCAAAGAAGTATTCAGATGTATTCCCTAACACCGCGCTTCCTTCTGGTAGAACTGGTGCCGGCGGGGCAATACGAACCGCTGAGTTATGGGAGGTAGTGAATGCTAATGGTGAGATTCACGGAGGTTCATATCGTGCCGCCGGTGTTAATGGTGGTATCACTGGGCAAGGGATGAACATTGGTATCATTGATGACCCAGCCAAAGACTATAAAACCGCATCTTCGCCCACATACCAAGAGGCTGTTATCGACTGGTATGACACCACTTTCTTTACACGTGCTGACCCTAAGATTAACGGGATCATCATCATTCTCACCCGATGGCACCAGAACGACTTAGCCGGGCAGCTATTGAAGAAGGCCGATGAGGGGGGGGAGAAATGGCGCGTGGTTAGCTTTCCCATGGAGGCCGAGAAAGAAGAGGTCCATGAGTTAAACGGGAAGACCTACCTACTTAGAAAACCCGGAGAAATACTCTTTCCAGAAAGAATGCCACAAGGTTTTGTTGATAAGGCGAAACAACGTGGGTCATTAGTCTGGAATGCCCTATATCAGCAAAGGCCAACAGCAAAAGGCGGCGGACTGATTAAGTCTGAGTGGTTCGGAGAATACCGAGAGCTGCCAGTAATGAAATGGCGAGCTGTGTACGGAGACACCGCACAGAAGACAAAAGAGGTTAATGACTTCTCAGTATTCGAGCACTGGGGGCTTGGTGTCGATGGCTATATGTACCTAATCGACATGATCCGCGGAAAGTGGGAGGCGGACGAGCTGAAGCGAAGAGCAATTGCATTCTGGCAATCATGTAAGGCTTTAAGAAATGGTCCATTGAGGCACATGGCTATTGAAGATAAGGCCTCTGGTACTGGATTGATTCAGAGTATTAGAAAAGACGCTCTATGCCCAGTTAAGGCCATTCAGAGAGATAAAGATAAATATACAAGGCTGATGGACACTCAAGGTTTCATCGAGTCTGGATATATCAAACTTCCTGCAGATAAGCCTTTTATTAATGACTTCCTCGTCGAGATGGAAGCAATTAACCCTGAATTCAACACGCATGACGACCAACTTGATCCAATGATGGATGCCATCACCGAAATGAAGGCGAAGGCTGGCGTACTGTTTAATATTCCTGACGAGATACTGCAATGACAAGACGTAAGAAAGCTGCGCAAGCACCTCGGCAGGAGGTGGTTAAAATTACGCAGTCACACCTAGATAGCTCACTATGTGCGAATGATGAAAAGCCATTTGCTGAATTTAAGCGTTACGAACCCTTACCTGGTGTAATTCCGGAAGAGAAAAAAGAAATCGCCTTGGCAATGGATGCCACTCCATACGATGTGCTGAATAGCATGTCAATTGGTGGCGAGTATTCCGGCTTCCGTGGCTATCCAATTCTGGCCGCAATGTCTCAGCAGGTTGAGTATGCGAACATGCATACAGTCATGGCAGATGAGATGACGCGTAACTGGATTGAAGTGAAGAGCTTGAATGAGGGCGATCCAGATATCGACCTTATGGAAAATGCGCTGGAAAAGTTCGATGTAAAGCGCTTAATCCACGAGGCGGTGAAACAAGACTCCATGTTTGGTGTGGCTCATATTTATATCGACACCGGAGCAACAACAGAAGAGCTTTCAAAACCGCTATTTCTAGATCCGCGCAAGATAACAAAGGGTTCTCTAAAAGGACTTCGCGTCGTAGACCCCACGTGGATTTATCCGGCCATGTATAACACTCGTTATCCACTGGCTGCCGGATTTTACAAGCCGGAAGCGTGGTTTGTAATGGGGGATACTGTTCATGAGACTAGGTTTATCGACATCATCAGCAGACCGGTGCCTGATATCTTAAAGCCATCGTATAACTTTGGCGGCCTATCGCTGACTCAGTTGATGGAGGATTACGTTGTTGATTGGCGAGAAGCTAAGAAGAACGTGATCAAGATAATCCGCTCTTTACGCATGAGAGCCCTGAAAACTGATATGGATGCTCGACTACAAGAGCCAGGGCAATTCGATAAGCGCATCAAGTTGTTCACACAATATCAAGACAACTTTGGTATTTGGGCTCTGGATACTCAGGAAGACCTGATCCATATGCAGACCTCGCTGAGTGATTTATCAAATCTCTTATCAAACTACCAAGACCAGATGTGTATTCCTGCCCGAATCACCAACCTTAAGTTATTGGGCAATGCTCCGGCTGGCCTGAATGCTTCTGGTGACTCAGAGCTAGAAACATGGCATGAAACCATATCGGGAATGCAGGAGCGCGACATCAGACGTGCGCTGGAGAATATCTTCAAAATCATCCAACTCTCTGAGTTCGGTGAAATTAAAGAGGATATTTACTTTGAGTTCCGACCACTAGATGAGTTGAGCGAAAAAGAGAAAGCCGAGATTAATGAAATCAAGGTGCGTACTGTAACCACGGCATCAGATGCTCAGTTGGTTAATTCTGAAGAGGGGCGAGATGCATTGAAAGGCATTGAAGGTGCTGGCTTCGAAAATCTGGATGGTGATTATGAACCGGAAGAAAACGAAGAAGCTGAACGCTATTAATTACAATGCAGGAAACATCAGATGGTATCAGCGTGAATTGCTTGCTGAAATAAGAGCGATGAACGATGAAGTAAAGCACCAGATAACAAATATCATCCGAGATAATCCTCTTGCAGAAGATTCAGCACTGGCAATGGATGCAAACCCAGTCACTCTCGTTAAGAAAGCATTGGAAGCACTCGCTAGGAAGTGGGTAGACAGATTTATTAACAAGGCGCTACCTGTTTCTGACGCTGTGTTCCAGAGAACAGAAAGCTCTGTTGATCGTGGATTGATGGCCTCTGCAAGAAGGGAGGGGATAACCATCAAGATGCAGTGGACGCAGGCCATGTTAGAGAAGCGAGAGGCAATCATCGCTGAGAACGTTTCACTTATCCGCTCAATACCCGAGAAGTATTTCACCGAAGTTGAGGGGATGGTCTATCGCGCCGTTGCACGAGGTGGAGATAGAAAGAAACTTGCAGATGAGATTGAGGCTAATTTTGGCAAGCGCCACGGAATAACTCGGCGTCGTGCAGAGTTCATCGCTCGAGATCAGGTGCGAAAGGCGACTAGCGTACTATCTGCGGAACGTCAGAAAGCCGCGGGTATTAAAAAAGGAACATGGTTGCATAGTGGTGGCGGTAATCATCCGCGCCATAAACATGTTCTCGCCAACGGAAAAGAGTTTGATCTCGATAAGGGGCTACCTATTGGCGACAAGGGGCAGTATGTCATGCCGGGAGAGGAACCCAACTGCGGATGTAGTTGGAAGCCGGTTCTTCCATTTTGAACAGGTCACTTAGGTGGCCTTTTTATTGCCTGAAAACAGGAAACCACATGAAAGATGTGAAGTTTGCCTTCGATAAGGCGAGCGTTCGGCGCTATGACGTTGATGGGATGCTTCATGTTGAGTTGACGCCAATTAGCAAAGCTAACGTCTGCGTCTACTACGGTAAAGAAATCCCTGAATGGGAATCCTTGGGGCTAATACCAGATAAAGCGTATCGGCTACTTCGTGACCCTGAAGAGCTAAAGAAAGGGGCGGACACATTCAACAATAAGCCGCTACTTGATAAGCATATTGGTGTAACCGTCATTGACCCTCCGAAAGAGTCAATTATCGGCTCTACAGGGGAAAGCGCGTTATTCGACGGAACCTATCTAAAAAACTCTCTCGTCATATGGGATGTGAATTCCATCATTGGCGTAGAGAACAAGCAGCAGAGAGAAATCTCATCCTCTTACCGCTGGCGGGTAGATATGACTCCGGGTGTGTACGAGGGGGAATCATACGATGGCGTTATGCGTGACATCGTTTGTAACCATGTGGCAATCGTGCCAAGTGGTCGGGCTGGCCCCGACGTGTTTGTTTATGACTCAAAACCCTCAATAGGAAGCAAGCTAATGTCAAAATTAGACAAGTTATGGGCCTATATCCTGCCAAAACTGGCAAGTGATGCTGACCCTGAAGAAGTAAAAAACGAAGTCAGCAAGGTCATCAAAGATGAAGCTACTCAGGCTGAGAAAGATAACGAATCTGAAGCTGATCGCTTAAAGCGTGAAGAGCGCGAGTTGAAAGAGCGAGAAGAGCGGGAAAACAAAGATCGCAAACGTGATCGCGCTGAAGACGAAGACGACAAAGACAAGAAGTCGAAAACGGCTGATGACGAAGATGACGATAAGAAAGAGAAGATGGCAAATGACAGCCGATTAGCTATGGATTCAGCCATTAAAGCGGTTGAGCAACGATTTATCGCACTACGCCAAGCTGAGCGTGACGTTAGACCTGTTGTTGGTGAGTTGGCCTGTGACAGCGCTGAAGAGGTTTATCGCACCGCTCTGAAGCACTTGGGGTGCGACGAGCATGCGTCTATCCCCGCTGGAGCGCTGAGTTCAGTTTTTAAGGCATATTCACGCGCACCATCAACGGCTAATGATGCTAACCCAATCACCCCAACATCCCGTGAAAACGTGAAAAACTTCTTTGAGGGCAAATAATCATGTTTCAACAGAGCGTAAAAGTTTATTCCGGTGTGGGTCAGGCTGGTCAGCCGGCATCAAACACACCAATCATTGCAGCCGCGGGTGGCCCCGGAGCATTTCAGGCTGGTGACAACGGATTGGTAATGGCTCGCTTTGCATGGCGCGACGCTACCAACCCAATGAAGTTGAATAATACAGGCACGGGGAAACCGGTTGGTTTTGTGCAGAACAACGCTAACGCCACTATTAATTATCTGCAAAGCAACAGCATGACTATCCCTAAAGGTCGCGAAGCTTCACCAATTGTTGGCGGAGATTTCTGGGCTGTTTCTGCGACTGCAGCAACCATTGGTCAAAAAGTATTTGCCGTTCTTGCTGATGGAACGCTGAAAACTGGTGCTGCAGGAGCAACTATCTCTGGTGCCGTTGAAACCGACTGGTATGTGGCAAGCCCTGCTGCGGTCGGTGATTTACTCGTTATTTCTACATGGAGCAAAGCATAATGCCTAAACTGACTCAGGCTGATTTCGCGGCCTTTAAAGCGGAAGCTGAATCTCGAGGCATTTACCTGCCACCATCTGTGACCAAGTTTGCAATGGATGCCGATCCCCAGCCGGGCATGGCTCCAAACGGCGGCATTCCAGCCATCGTATCCACATTCATTGACCCTGAAATTGTCAGAACTATCTTCGCTAAGCAGAAGGCAGTGGATATTCTCGGTGAAAAGAAAAAAGGTTCGTGGGCACAAGACACCATGATGATCCAGCGCGTTGAGCAGTCTGGTGATGTTGTGGCGTATGACGACTACAGCGAGCAAGGTGCAAACCAAGTTACCTCGCAATGGGAAAACCGTCAGGTATATCGCTACCAGACCATGGTCACTTATGGTGAGCTTGAGCAGGAGCGATATGGATTGGCGATGCTGCCATACGTCGCAGAGAAGCAAAAAGCAGCGGCATGGACTTTAAATCAGGCGCAGAACAAGTTTTATTTCTATGGTGTAGCGGGATTGCTGAATTATGGCATTCTTAACGACCCAGCATTGCCAGCACCAATTACGCCAGCAACAGTGGATGGCAAAACGTTGTGGAAAGATAAGCAAGTTATCGATATCTACAACGATGTGTTGGCACTGTATGCAGATCTTATCTCTCGAACCAATGGCGCAGTGGGTGATGGTGTTGATATGGCATCACCTCTGGTTCTGTGTATGTCTCCAACCAGCTCAGTTTACTTCAAACGTGCCAACGAAATCTTTGGCAACACGGTTGAGAAGATGGTTAAAGACACCTTCCCTAACATCCGTATCGAAGTTGCGCCTCAGTATAAAACTGATGCAGGCGAGTTGGTTCAGATGTTCGTAGAAAAAGCCCAGGGGCAGGATGTTGGTTACTGCGCATACAGTGAAAAACTCCGCGCCCACCCAGTAATCACAATGACTTCAAGTTGGAAGCAGAAGCATTCTGGTACTACCTACGGTGCTGTTATTACTCAACCAATGCTATACGCTCAGATGCTGGGAGTTTGATTAAATGTCTAAAAAAACGCCATATGTAATTGGTTGCAAGTTACCGTGTGGATTGCGAATCGGTCATGGAGCTAACGCCTTAACCCTCAAGGGTGCCAATGATTCCATGCTCATTAATGGATTTGGGATCACAAAAGATGTTCCTGCTGAGGTGTGGGAGGAGTTTGAGAAAAATCACAAATCTTCTCCTCTGTTCGCTAACGGTATTGTCTTTGCCGTTTCAGATATGAAATCAGTAGAAGATGCCTCTCTTGAGCGCGCTAAGCAGAAAACAGGTCTTGAGCAGGTAAGCGCCAAAGATGCTGGCGTCGAGGACGACAAAGAGGAGTAAAGCATGGGCGTCGTAACGCTGGATATTCCAAAGTTTCGCGCCATGTTCCCAGAGTTCTCCAACGTTACAGATGCACAGCTTCCATTTCTTTTTGAACAAGCCACCGATTACCTAAACAACACTGAATTTTCATTGGTCGAAGATACTGTTAAGCGAGAGCGTTTGCTCTATCTGCTAATGGCTCATTTGGCGTATCTGAGATATGGAGATGATAAGGGTAACGGTGGATCTGGAATGGTGGGGCGGATATCTTCCGCCTCTGAAGGTTCTGTCTCGGTTTCGTCGGAAGCTGGCGTGGTTGAGTTTCGTTACATGTGGTACACGCAGAGTCAGTACGGAATGGAATTCTGGCAGGCTACAAAAGTTTATCGCATGGCGAACTATTATCCTGGGGGCTAAATGGCAAGTGGGCTTGATAAATACCTAAAGGATATGGAAGAGAAGTTGAATGCTTCCGAGGTTCGTGCTGGATTCTTAGAGGGGGCCACATATCCTGATGGAACTAGCGTTGCGATGGTGGCAGCAAGAAATGAATATGGAGATCCGTCTAACAACCAACTACCAAGACCATTTTTCAGAAATGCAATTGCTGAGCATCAAGATGAATGGTCTGGATCAGTCGCTAGAGGGTTAAGAGCCGGAATCGCTGCACAGGATGTTCTTGAAGTTGTGGGTGCTCAGATAGTTGGCGATATTAAAGGATCTATCGCTACCCTGATGGAGCCAAAACTTAGTGATGCAACCATAAGAGCCAGACGAAACCGAAAGGTGATGCCAAATAACTCTACTAAGCCACTGGTTGATACAAGGGTAATGATTAACTCTGTTGACTACGAGGTTAAATAATGAACCTACGTGGAATAGCAAACTCATTCACCAAGGCCATCAACCCCAACACAGACGGTGTTTTCAAAGTCAGTACGGGTAGCGTAACGCTTCCATCAGGAAAGCGATCACCTAACTACACCGAGGTTCCTGTGACGGTTCAGTTGCAGGAACTATCAACAACTGACCTTCGCCAGGTGGATGCCGTAAACATTCAGGGAATACTGAAAACAGCGTACCTGAATGGTAACTTCAACGGCGTTAATCGCCCAGAGCAGAAAGGGGGCGACATCCTAGTGGTTAACAATCAGGAGTGGCTTGTTGTGAAAGTTCCTGAGCTCTGGCCGGACTGGTGCCGTGTCATTATCAATTTGCAGAGGGCATCACCATGAGTGCTTCTGTAAGTATCATTCAAGACGACCTAACGACCGCTTTACGCGGTTTTTTATTGTCCCTTTTGGATGCTGATGACGTGGTTCTAGGGCAGGAGAATAGACTATCAATGCCTGATGGCAATTTCGTTGTCATGACACCTCTCAATCAGCAAGGGTTATCAACCAACCGCGTCACATACAACGACAATGGCATTGCTGGGCAAGGTAAGCAGAACTCTCAGCGCAGCGCGCAATGGCGATGTCAAATCGACTGCTACGGCGACAAGGCAGAGAACTACGCAACTATCATCGGCACCATGATCCGTTCTGATTATGCCTGTGATTGGTTCCGCGCAAACGGCAATGTCATGCAGCCATTCTACTGCTCTGAGCCACATCAAACGACGATGATTAACGGTGAGCAGCAATACGAGTCACGCTGGACTATGGAATTTATCGGCCAATTCAACGCAGTGATAACTACACCTCTCGACTTCATGGATAACATCGCCGTCAACACTATCGCGGCAGATTTAAAATACCCGCCGGAGAACAACTAAATGGCAATTTCTTTACGTAAAGATATTCAGATTAACCCCGGAGTATTGCCTGCTGGCGGCTCGGCGGTTGACCTAAACGGGCTGATCCTGACTGACAATGAATATGCGCCAGTTGGCTCAGTTGTCACGTTTAGCTCGAAAGAAGATGTCGCGTTATATTTTGGTAGCGCATCGACAGAATATAGCATGGCAGAGATTTACTTCGCTGGTTATGACAAATCAACAAAAACACCTGGCACCTTGCTGTTTGCTCGATACCCAACTGCCGAGGCTTCTGCGTGGTTACGTTCTGGGTCAATGGCGCAGGTTACGCTAGAGCAGTTAAAGTTACTTAGTGGAGTGTTAACGCTAAGCGTAGATGGTACAGCGGTAACGTCATCCAGCATTGACTTGAGCACGGCGACAAGCTTTGCGCAAGCCGCTGACTTGATTGAAACGGGGATCGGAAACAAGGTTACCGTTGACTATGACACCACTCAGAAAGCGTTCATCATCAATTCTGTAACGTCTGGCGCATCAAGCTCTATCACGTATGCGACCGGAACCCTATCTGCTGGCTTAAAACTGACTGCAGCAACCGGCGCAATTTTATCGCAAGGCGCTGATGTGGCAGTAGTGAATGATGCGATGGTATCTATCTTGAACTCTTCCCAGAACTGGGCGATGTTCACCACTGCATTTGATTGTGATCAGGCTGAGCACTTAGCATTCTCAAAGTGGGCAAATGGTCAGAATTATCGGTTCGGTTATGTTGGTTTCACTGATGAAGCTTCTGCAACCGTAGCAGGGAGCACAGAGACAATCTCATACCAGATTATTTCTGTGTACGATTATCAAAATACCGTGTTGGTTTATGGCTCTCAAAGTCATGCGGCATCAGCGTTGGGATACGCGGCATCTTTGGATTTTGACAGACAAGAAGGGCGTGTTCCTTTCAAATATCGTTCCCTTTCTGGATTGCTGGCAACAGTAACTGAATCTGCGGTATACGATGCGCTGATCGCTAATGGTTACAACTTCTACGGCGCTTATACGGCCAATAACTACGACACTAAATATTGGGCTGACGGCACTATCACCGGTGATTTCAAATGGCTTGATAGCTTCTGCTTCCAAATCTGGCTGAATGCCAACCTGATGCAAGATGCGATTGAGCTATTTCAATCAAACCGGTCTATTCCTTACAACACCAGTGGAAAGGCCATCATCGAAGCGTCTTTTGCTGACACGCTGGCGCAGGGGATTTTGTTCGGCGGTATTCGTACAGGCGTTAACCTTTCCAGCGCTCAAATCTCAGAGATACAAAATGCGGTTGGTAGTGATATCTCACCCTCTCTTATCGCCAAGGGTTACTACCTCTATATCGCTGATCCAACGCCTGAGCAACGCGCAGCGCGAACAAGCCCAAGCATGACACTTTGGTACTGTGATGGCGGCTGTGTGCAGAAACTGACTCTTGCCAGCATTGAAGTTCAATAGGAGCAAATAAATGTCTAATACGATTACCAGTGCTGACGCTACGTTTGCCCTCACTGTTACTAACTTATACCCGAGCGCTCAGGTGCTTCAGGGGTATGCGGCGGATGCCATGTTTGCGCTGGGTGACACTGAGATGGCGGTATCTGTCCGTGGTGCTGATGGTAAGTTATCCGGTGGTTATGTGTTCGGTGAATACCTGCAGACCATCACGATCATGCCAGATAGCCCAAGTCGAGAAATTTTCGAAACATGGCAGTTAACATCGCAGACGGCCAAGGCGGTTTTCCGCTGCAATGCCACGATCATCCTTCCTGCGATTAGCCGGAAGTTCACGCTAACAAACGGAATTTTACAGCGCGTGAAAGCAATTCCAGATGCTAACCGCGTCCTGCAGCAGATGACCTACCAGATTAACTGGGAGACGGTCGTGGGTGAAGCTTACAACGCATAAGGTCAGATATGGCACGCAAAGAACTTTTTTACACGGTAACCGGTAAAGGCCGTGACGCTGGAAAGATGTTTTACATTCAAGAAATGCCGGCTTCTCAGGCTGAGTGGTGGGCGATCCGCGCAGGTCTAGCAATGGCGCGTAGTGGAGTAGAATTGCCGGATAACTTCGCAGATATGGGGATGGCAGGAATGGCTGCAACGGGCATTGGTATGGTTGCCAAGATTCCAGCGGAAGAGGCTAAGCCATTACTGGATGAGTTGATGCAGTGCGTTCAATTCGTTCCAGACCCTAACAATCAAAAGATTACTCGAAAATTAATTGAAGACGACACCGAGGAGGTGGCTACTCGTCTGAAATTACGCTCTGAGGTGTTTAAGTTACATGTGGATTTTTTGCAAGCCGCCGCCGTTTAGATATCCCCCCCATGCTTGGCGACCAAGTTGTTGGTCTAGCCGATTACGTTAATGTACCAAAAACCATTGCTACCGTGCTCTCTTCGGGTAGGGCTTCTCTTACCGAATTGAGCACTACGTTAGGTGTAGAGGATCTATGGTGGTTATTGGAAATTATCACCGTGGATAACTACAACAAAATGGTTATTAACAAAGCTAGCGAGGCCAACTAATGGCAACAGTTATTGATGCATTGGTCGTTACCCTCGGACTTGATTCATCAGGGTTTAAGAAGGGGCAGAAAGAAACCCAAGATGGATTAAGTAAAACGAGAAAGGAAGCAGAGCAAACGGCGAAGGATATGGAGGCATACGGTAAGCGTGCCTCTTCTTTTTTCGGCTCCATTAGAACTGAATTATTAGCCTTAGTTGGTGTAACGCTTTCAGCAGCAGGGATTAAGTCATTTATCACCAGCATGACCAGCAATCTTCAGGAGTTGGCCGTCAACTCTAAAGCGCTGGATATGTCGGCTAAATCTCTTGATGGGTGGCAGCGTGCAGCGGAAGCTGCGGGCTCTAGCGCTGAAAAAATGACTGGCACATTAAGTGCTTTTCAAAATGTGCTTACGCAGATCCGAACTGGTGGTGGCCAAGATAACCCTCTATTCGCCGCGCTAGCCTCTTTCGGGGGGGCAACAGGGGCGAATTTCGATTATCAAAAAGACAACTCAGAAACCATCATGCGCAAAATTGCGCAGAATTGGGGAAAACTGAGTAAAGATGCTCAACGCCGATTTGGCGGAATGTTCGGTTTTGATAATGCTACTCAGCAAGGATTGGCTAATGGGCAACTGGTAACCGATGCTGATAGGTTCGGGAAGCGATCACTCGCTGATGAAGAGACAACAAAGAAGGCACAGGAATTCAATCGACGGTTAGTCGAGATGAAGCAGAACTTCTCCGCAGCGTCACAGGTTCTTTATTCAGCCCTCATTCCCTATGTAGAAAAGCTAATCCCTCTCATTGAGAAGTTTGGTAACTGGATCGCCACGCATGGCCCTGAGATAGAAAAGTTTTTTGCAAATACAGCTGATGAAGTTGGAAAAGTAGTTGATGCGGTAGGCGGCTGGCAGAATGCCTTGGAAATCCTTCTAGGCTTCGTTGTTACCAAGTGGGCAGTTGGAATGCTTGGTGCTATTGGTAGTGTAGCAAAAGGTTTCCTATCGTTCGGAAAGGCTATTCCATCTGTTGGCATGATGGCTGGAACCGCAGGTGCGGCGGCGGCTGCGTATTACTCGGAGCCGTATGTGGATAAGGCTCTGAATGGGATGTTTGGTGGTAGCGATTACTTCCAAAGAATTCGTACTGCGGCTAACTGGAGTGATTTTGGGAAAGCTATTCTTGGTGAAGGAGACGCTCAGCATGATTCCAATGGTAATTGGGTCGATAACCGAAACAAGCCGCGGGGAATAAGAAACAACAACCCGGGTAATCTTAACTACGCAGGTCAGGCAGGAGCATCTAAAGAGGGTGGTGAAAACGGTAGGTTTGCTGTTTTCAGTAGCATGACACACGGCGTAGCTGCGCTATACAAACAGCTGCAGCTTTACTTTAAGCGTGGTGTGAACACTATCGAGTCCATAGTCAATAAGTATGCTCCTGCCGGTGACAATAACAATGTTGGTGCCTATATAGCTTCATTAGTTAAAGCAACTGGGAAAGGTGCCAGTGATCAGCTTGATTCAGGGGATACAGAAACAGTATTTAAGCTGATGCGAGGAATTATCAACCATGAAAACGGCAAAGGATATGTTAGTGATACCGACATCATGGGCGGGATACAGCTCGGTGCAGGGACTACGGCAATGCGGAGTTCTCAGTCTGCTGGAGGTGGTAGCAAAACCGAAATCCACATTAGTGAAATGAATATGCAAACGAGCGCCAATAACGTGAATGCCCTTGGTGCTGATGTGCAGAGAAATGTCACTAGAAACAGACTTGTTACGCCAATGGTTTCAGGGCAGGGGTAAGTATGGCTTTTTCTCTCAATGAAACAACGATACTCAGTGCGATAAATAGCGGAAGTCTCCTCTCAGTTGTAAATAGCGTTCTTCATCCGGGTTATGGGATTTATTTCAACGACGGTTCAGGCAAGGCCATAAACCCGACATCATTCCTTGGTGTTGAATATGGTGCCGATGCCTCTGTTGTATCGGCACCGATTGAGCAGGGGTCTTATAGCTCTTATAACAAAGTTAAGCGTCCTCCTGTTATCCGGGTTTTATTTACGCTTGAGGGTTGGTCTGGATATTCAGGATCGCTTCCTAATCTGACAAATCTTTCACTAACTAGCATTACTGACATGCTCGGTGCGCTTGATGAAATGGTTAATAGTGCCGTCACTTATGACATAGAAACGCCAGATACGACATACGAAAAGTATGATTTGGTTCGCTATAACTATAGAAAGTCAGATCGCGATGTCACACTGCTAACTGTTGAAGCGATATTCCAGTCAATCCTTGAAGAAGCGTCAGTCACGCTGACCAGCACAACAGCAACCAACAACACCTCAAACAATCAGAACAGTAAGGCGTCTAGCGTTACGACCGAAAAGGTAAACTCATCGGCCAGTGATTCCACGCTTGATGATGTAAAAGGGGCCCTGTCTGGACTGAAAGAATCATTATCAAGTGCTGCAACTACCGTTGCGTCTTCAGTATCTACCGCCGTCAGTGGCGCAACATCTGGCGCGACTAGTTCTATTAATGGCGCTGCTACAAGTGCAATTAATAAGTTGTCTGAGACTGTTACAGAGCTTGTATCGGGGCTTTCATAATGCAAAACATTACGCTCAAACCAATAAAGGCTCAGGAAGTTAACGTGAAGCTTGGAGGTCAGAACGTGTTGCTCAGGATAGTGCAGCGAACTACTGGTCTATATATGGATATTGCGCTTGAAAAGGTATGGATTGCCCAAGGTGTTCCCTGCCTAAACTGCAATAAAATAGTTCGTTATCCCTACTTGGGATTTCGAGGAGAGATTTTTTTTGCTGATACAAAAGGAAGCCTAGACCCCTACTACGATGAGCTTGGTGGACGTTTTCAACTTTTCTATGCCAGTGCAGAGGAAATGGAGCGGGCATCATGACGTATAAGTTACGCAGCTTAAAGTTTCAGTTCACATTAAAAGAAGGTGCTTTTGATGAGGATGGAAGCGACGTTCTAACAATTGACAACATCAAGGCTGAGATTGAGGTAGGGGCATACGGTGGTATATCAGGAACATCTCTAGAGGCTAGGGTATATGGCCTTGGCGCTGATCGCATGTCATTGCTTAGTTATAAAGGAATTCAATATAACGGAGCCAAGCAAAACATGGTGAAGATATGGGCTGATGATGACCCCATATTCTATGGAGCAATCACTAACTGCTTTGCTGACATGAATCAAATGCCCGATGCCCCTTTAATTATCAGCGCATTCGCTACTGGTTTTGATCAGTCAGTTGCGGCCCCTCCGTTTAGTGCTGAGGGTGATACAAGTGTGTCAGAAATTATCACTGCGATCGCGAAAGGAATCGACTATACAGTTGTTAATAGCGGGGTTACCGCTAAGCTTTCAAACCCATATTTTGAAGGTAACCCTATATCCCAAATACTGCAGTGTGCTAATGCCGCCGGAATTGAAATAGATTTCCGGCTTGGCGTTGTATATATCTGGCCACAGAACGGGTCAGTAGATGATGTTATGCCACATGTGTCACCTGAAAACGGAATGATAGGGTATCCAGTATTCAGCAATTATGGTCTCAACTTCTCATGTCAATATAGCAACCTAATACTTAGGGGAAGGAAGGTGAGCATCAAGACATCGCTACCGAATGCAAGTGGGATTTATACAGTTCAATCAGCAGTTCATCACCTTTCAACATGGTCTGAAGGTGGGCCATGGATGACAATTGCCTATGCTTCGATTGGCGAACTAACCGAGGTGAGACAGTAAATGACGAACCTTTTTACGACAAGGCCACAAGACACATCAACAGAAGCAAATACACAGAACTTCATGATGAGGCAGTTTCTCATGGGGAACTATTTCACCACGTTAGCCCTTGTTGACGACGTTGATGAAGAAGGAGAGGTTGTCACGGTGATTCCTATGATTGAGGGTTTTACAGGCGGTGGGAACAAAATTTCAAAATCTCCCATATATGGCGTACCTGTCTGGCGACTTCAACGCGGAAATAGCGCGGTAATCATGCCACCAGTAAAGGGAGATATCGGGTTAATTGCGATTTGCGATAGAGACATCAGTGCAATTAAAGCCACGAAAAAACCTTCCCTACCGGCATCCAATCGCATTCACAGTTACGCAGATGCTATTTATTTAGGGGGAGTATTAAACTCCGCTCCTACGCAGTATGTGAAGTTTAGCGATGATGGGATCGACATTGTTTCTCCGCTGGTTGTATCTGTGAGTGGAAAAACAGTGATTGTGAATGGCGAAGATAAGATATCTCTAAATTCTCCGATCATTGAAGCTAATGGACAGCTAACGCAAGGTTCTGGTAGCTACGCTGGTGACGCGGTATTTGGTGGCACGATCACCGCCACCGGTGAAATAACAGGGAGTGGAATTAAACTTTCTACACATAGCCATGGCGGTGTGGAACGAGGACTCTCCAATACAAACTCACCAAACCCATAACCCGCTTCGGCGGGTTTTTTATTGCCAGGAGTAAAAATGTTCACTCGTTCATTCTTGCTTGATACAGAGAGTTGGGATCTTTCTTTAGATGAAACTGGAAGCATCGCTAGAACAGAGAATCCTTATGCAGTAGCACAGGATGCAGCATGTGCATGTAGTACGTTTCTTGGTGAGTGTTGGTATGACACTAGTCTTGGTATCCCATATTACCAAAGAATATTAGGTCACTGGCCGGGCACTCAGTTAATTAATACCAAGTTAGCATCTGAAGCCAAAAAACTTCCCTACGTACAGTCGGCATTTTGCACTGTGACGGTAGCGAACTCTGATCGCACCGCAACTGGCGTCATGACGATTACAGACACCAATAACATTCAAAGCATAATTGAACTTTGAGGCTTTCATGGCAGAACCAGTAGTAGTGACCACCTCGGTTCCATCTGTGACGATATCTGATACAGGGTTAGCTGTACCTGATGAATTGGATATTCTTAATGGCAGACTAACCGATTTAGACACGGCCATGGGTGGAGGAATGAGCAAAAGCCTTACAACACCCCAAGGCCAAATAGCGCAAAGCGATACAGCAATCATTGCGGCTACTAACGACCTCCTTCTTGATATCGTTAACAATATTAACCCTGATTACGCTACCGGACGTTTTCAGGACGCCATTGGACAGATTTACTTTATCGACAGAATTCCCGCAGTAGGAACCACGGTTACCGCCACGTGTACCGGTCTTGTTGGTACAGTAATCCCTGCCGGCAGTATTGCTATGGATGCCAGCGGATATCTTTATTACTCACTTGCTGACGCGACAATCCCATCATCAGGGTCAGTGAACGTTGTTTTCCAGAATCAAGCGACTGGACCGATCGCATGTCCTATCGGAGCGCTAAACACAATATACCGAGCGATATCAGGCTGGTCAGGAATTACGAACGCGACGGCTGGGGTGCCTGGTAACGAAGTAGAGAGTAGGGCTAATTTCGAATACCGCAGAAAACAGTCGGTAGCCGGAAATGCGAACAATCAACTGGGAGCCATTTATGCCAACGTGCTAGCAGTCGCTGGCGTAACCGATGCGTACGTTACACAGAACAATACCGGTGCAACAGTAACCAAAGGGGCCACGAACTTCACATTAGACGCACACTCGCTGTATGTGTGTGTTTATGGTGGAGATCAGAAGGACATTGCCAACGCAATATTTAAGAAGCTGAATCCGGGGCCATCCATGATGGGTAATACGTCGTATACGGTATATGACGATGTTAACTATGTGCAACCCTATCCAGACTATGAGATTAAGTGGCAAACGCCTACAGCGGTAAATGTATACGTAAAAGTTGAGCTTGCTGACAATAATTTCATGCCGAGTGATATCTCTGTGAGAGTTCAGTCCGCCGTCCTTGCAGCATTCAATGGCGAGGACGGTGGAACCAGAGCTAGGATCGGCTCAACAATATACGCGGGTCGTTATTATGCTGGCGTGACGGCCATTGACCCAGAAAACGTCGATATCTATGGCATAACATTAAGCCGAGACGGGACAACATTCTCAACATCTCTCTCATTCGGTATCGATGAAGTACCAACACTAGACACTTCAAATATAACGGTGACTCTCACATGATAAATGTTGCCGATACCATACTTACCCAATATGCAGATAGTCCAAAATTAAAATCGATGATCTACTCATTTAATGAAGCCGTTGGTATTGATGGATTCATTGATGATTTCTACGACATGATTTGGAATATCGAAACGGCAGGTACATATGGTCTAGATATATGGGGAAAGATTGTTGTAGTCAGTCGATTGCTTACAGTAACTGAAAATAAAATTTATTTTGGCTTTAATGAGGCAACAACAACACCTCCGGTGATTGATGATCCTCAGCCTTTCAATCAAGCTCCTTTTTATAGCGGAAATGCACTCACATCAACAGTCACATTAAGCAATGACATTTACAGAAAGCTAATAATGATGAAGGCAGCTGCAAATATATCTGATTGCACTATTCAAAATATGAATAAGCTTCTCATGTATATGTTTGGTGAAAGCGGAAGGTGTTATGTGAGGAACGATGGCGAAATGGTTATGAGCTATGTGTTCGAGTTTAAGTTGTCAGATGCAGAACTAGCCATTGTGCAGAGCTCTGGTGCCTTACCATCACCTGTCGGAGTGACGGTGAATATTATACAACAGGTGTAAATAATGAATTCATCAGATAGCCCAACAAGAATTGTAAAAGCATTTGGTGTTAACGGAAATAAAAATACCATTCCCGTTGAATCCAGCTCATCCACTACAGCAAATGGAATAGCAACGTTTGACTCTGGTTTCCCCCCAATTACTATGCAGCCTCTGAGTGCCGGAGGGATACCGCCATCAGGGAAAGACTTTAACGGTGTTTTATATGCAGTCACGCTACAGCAGCAGTGGCAGAACGCGGGGATGACGTATGCGTATAATTCAACTTTTGCCTCACAAATAAATGGTTATCCAAAGGGAGCGATCATTCCGAGTACGGTATACACGGGGCAGTGGCTAAATTTAAATGAGGCCAATTCTAGTTCACCAGAGTCACCAACTGGTGCGACTACTGGATGGGTTCCTATTAATAACTATGGAATTACTACCGTATCAGGGTTATCTAATTCAAGTATAAATCTTAGCTCATTACAAGCAGCTAAAGATCGCATTGTTTTAACCGGTACGCTTACATCGAATATCAATGTCATTTTCCCATCATGGGTTAAATCTTGGACGGTAGTAAATAACTGCACTGGTAATTTTAATATTACATGCAAAACAGCATCAGGGTCTGGAGTGTCTGTCGTTTCAGGGTTGGTTTCCAGATTGTTTTGCGATGGGATTAATATCACTGACGAAACATACAACCCTAACAATGACATGGTTGGTGCAGTGGTTGCTTTTGCAATGAATAACGCCCCAACAGGATGGCTTGTGGCCGATGGTTCGGCAAAAAGCAGAACAACCTACGCGCGTTTATTTTCAAGAATAGGAACCACATACGGTTCAGGGGATGGCTCCACGACATTTAATCTTCCTGATGCTCGAGCGGAATTCATCAGAGGTTTCGACGCTGGAAGGGGAGTAGACACCGAGCGAGCATTTGGATCTAATCAATCTCAATCACTGCAATCGCATACACACAACCTACAAGCGTGGAGAGCGACACAAATCGACCCCACTGGCGGTAACTTTGCCGTTGGTGCAGATGAAGGCGCTGGCGGAGCGCAACAAGCTGATTTAATCACACGTGCATCAGGATCATCTGAAACAAGACCGCGAAACATCGCACTACTTTACTGCATAAAATATTAGGAAAAATTATGTCACTGTCAGACACCCGAGAAGCAAGACGTTTTGCGTCGATTGCAGAAGTTGCCGCGGCCCAATGTAAGATGTATACGGAAGAAGCGAGAAAGGCTCCTGAGTATACCGATCTAGCAAAAGAGTATGCGGAAGTAGCCAAGTCATCAGCTCAGGCTGCTGCAGAGTCAGCTTTATCTGCAAGCAATTCAGAATCTGCATCTTCTGTTAATGCTTCCAATGCTCAATCATCCGCAGACTCAGCTTCACAATCTGCGCAATCGGCTTCCGATTCGGCATCTTCGGCGTCCTCAGATGCATCATCTGCTGAGCAAAATGCACAAATCGCGGCGGCGGCCGTCAGTAAAACAGTTCGAGTTACAGATATAGACATTGACGCACTGCCAGATGCAGCGGCTAGAGCAAACAAGGTTTTAACTTTTGATGCGACAGGTAAGCCTATTGTTTCCACGCCAGCTAGCGGATCCGCACAGGATGTATTGAATCAGCTAGCTTCACCAACTGGTGCGACTCTTGTTGGGTATGGCGACAAAACAATGGCTGATATTGCTGATGAAATTGTAGCTCAAGTTCAGCAGTTATCGACATTTGAAGGCGGTGGAGAAGTAAATACCCAACGTGACTTTATCTACAGTACCGCGACAAAATCACATTACTACTGGACGGGAGAGTTCCCTAAAACAATTCCTGCTGGGAGTACGCCGGAAACAACTGGCGGTATTGGTATCGGCGGCTGGAATATTGTCGGTGATGGAATTCTTCGCAGCGAGCTAGCTGATCCGGATGGTGCAACGAAGTATCCAGAATTGCAGATCGCACGCTGGAGAGATGAAGGAGACGTGCGCGGATGGGGAGAGGGTGAAGATGGTTTTAACGCTGCTATGACTGAGATGTCAGAAAATGGCGGCGGCGTCCTGTATGTGAACGAAGACATCACTTTCAGCGCAATCCCGATCATGCATAAGCCGAAAGTGACGGTGTACTGGAATGAGCATCGTGCAATTGTACCTGCTGGGCTGAGTGCAACCTATGGGTACATCATGGATGGTGGCGCTGATACGCCTGTCTACGATAACACCGACCACTTCACGCTAGCTAACAAGACGAACTGCTATGGTCTGCGCTTGGAAGCATCTGACTACACAGTTGGAGTGAATGCTATTGGTGTATGTGTTCGGCATTGCTACGGATGGACTTACGAAGGCGGGGCAATCATCGGTTTTAATAATGGCGGGTTCTATGAGACGAACAATTACGAAGGAAAAGCCAGCAAATTCACGATGGTCGTAGCAAATACAAGACTTGATAACTCCGTTGGGTTTGAAAGTAATTCAACAGACAGTTGGTTTAGTGAGATTTCACCAGTTGGTTATTCTATTGGCGGGAAGTTTAATAAGAGTGCAACCTCTCTAGATAAATTTCATCCTTGGGGAAACACTGTTGATAATCGTGTAGGCGTGATGGGGAAGATGAATGTTGGTATCGTAATTACAGAGAACGCAGGTTTTTCTAACTATTCAAATCTAATATTAGATACTCCTGTTCGTAAAAATACAGCGAATGTGCCATCACGAACAAATGGTGGAGTAGGAATTATTTGCGATGCCTGGGATAATACTATTGACTGGGCATTAATACTTCCATCAAGAAATGATTCAGTTGCTAAAAGCACTCTACCTATTATTACAACCTCTCAGCGCGCTACATTTAAAGATATTCAAGTTTCAAACGCGTCTTATGTGACAGATGTATGGATTTCATTTGAAAGTGGTTCAGGGATAGCTCTAAATCATTTTTCAGGAACCGGATACGCACAGCTAATGAGAACAGGAGGAACCATTAGCGCAAACTCTGGCGCGATACTGGCTTCTGCAGAGGGGGTTACATTATCAAGTCAGGCATTATCATCTGGTATTTGGTACAACAATCTTACGTACTCAATAACCACTACTGCAGCTGCAACTACCGCAGCTACATCAGATGTGGTAGTTAGAATTTCACCAACTTATGGCGTTACATCTGGGTCTGGAGGAAGTGTGAAGGGGGGAATGTTTGCATTTTACTATGCAACAGCAAACTCATCAAAGCAGCTATATGATGTATCTATCGAGATTGTATCACCAAACACTGCTAAATTTTTATTAACATTCATCGATGGCTCAACAAGATACGCCAGATGGACAGATGTATCATCTGGCTCTGCTAGACAGATATCCTTATCTGGTATCATAAATATAAAGTAGGCGCATAATTCTGCGCCTATCATCGACTACCAATGCCCTGCGGGGCATAATTGGTCTTTGCTGTATTTCCCTTTGAAGAAGACTAGAACATTATCTCCATTTTCATATATTTCATAGTTAGCCTTTGAAACTAAAGGGCTAACTTTGCTATCACATACCTTGACCATTATTTCTCTTGGGTTTCCTCCCCATGATTGAACAACATTAGGTATCCCTAATGATGAAATTAAAGGTCTAGACATCCACGGTGCCGCAGGGCTGTACATTGGATCGGAATATTTATTTACATCCCTTAAAAACATGAAGTTCTGAACCATCTTCTGCACTGTAGTTTGAGTTGGCATAGTGTTTGAAATATATATCTTCTTTTCTTCTAGGCTTTTAACCTTGTCTTGAAGATCGTACGACAGCCAACTCAATACATTGTTCTCAAAATTCCTCTGCTGCTTTATTGCGCTTGAAAATATATAGCAGAACATCATAGACAACAAAATAGGGAGTATAACCACAGCTCTGAAACCATATTTTTCAGATACTAGATATAAGGAGAACACCAAGGCGAAGTATATACAATTTGCACCAATGACAATTCTTAGTGCCATATAGTCTTCACCTATTGCTACCAGAGGACCAATGATTGAAAAAATTAGAACAGCCAGTGAAATAAGTGTTGGTAATATATTTGTTCTATTTGTATTGCTAATAACAACGAAAATTAATGATACCAAGCATAATAATACTATTGGCGATGAAAATTCATTCAAAAATAACATTACTTGCTTAATTGCAAGGTCAAATGTATGTAATGACTTGCTTAGCAATGATCCTATAGATACAATCTCAGCTCTTTGTGTTGAGAACCCCAGCAATTTCATCACAACGATGTAATATAAAGAAATAGACAATAAGTAAATAATAAATGATTTTATAGTGTATTTTATATATTCATCTCTCTCCCATATTCTGAATATGCAGTTAACCGCATATAGACCTATATAAACATTGGAGCATGACTGGTAAAATGAAAGAGATATGCACAAAAATAAAATAGGAACCAAGAAATCAAGGTATTTTATTTTTGACCTGTATGAAATCGCAAGTATGGATAGGCATAGACCTAGCACCATGGGAAGGACATCATACTTATAAGCAATGCTTTGTATTGAGAATGGGCTAATAAAAATAGACGAAAACGCTATTACTGAGTATACGCTAATCTTTATTCTAGATTGCGCTAGCGAGTAATAAATTGTAAGCGAAATACATACAATTGAAATAATTAGCGGAAGAGGTGATATGTCAAAAACACCACTTGAATTCATTGATAAAAAGCTAAGAGTTAAATCAGTTAGAAACCTTCCAGACCAACGCCATCCGCTAAGCATTGTTAATGTTCTAAATGCATCATCTCTATATTGGATATCAAGCAACAAAAACGGCATAGAAAAAACCGTGCACAGCAAGATAAGCCATAACAAATTTATATTATTAATACGATTCATAATACACAAACTCACTTATCTTTTTTAATAAGAAAACGTGGTCTAGCTTTACTTTCTATATAAATTCTACCGATATACTCTCCCAGCACCCCAATTCCTATTAACTGAACCCCACCTAGGAAAAGTATCGTAATCATTATTGATGGATACCCTGGCACTGGATTCCCCCAAATCAACTTATCTATCATCATCCATGCGGAATAAATAAATGAAACCGCTGATACTGTTAAGCCGATATATGTCCAAATCCTGAGAGGTATGGTAGAAAAACTAGTTATACCTTCTAAAGCTAGGTTCCACAATTTCCAGCCATTGAACTTTGATTTTCCAGCAGATCTATGAGCTTGTGTATATTCAACAACCTCAACATTTCCTCCAACCCACGCAAAGACACCTTTCATAAAAAGATTTCTTTCTGGTAGACTTATAATATTATTTACCGTTTCTCTGGACATAAGACGGAAGTCGCCTGCGTTTTCCTCAATCTTAGGGTTGCTAATTTTGTTATGAAAACGGTAAAACCAACTAGTTGTTTTACGCTTGAGGAAACCATCAGTGTAGCGCTCAGTGCTTTTTGCTAGCACGACATCCGCGCCATTATTCCACTTTTCAATTAATCTAGGGATAACCTCTATTGGATGCTGAAGGTCAACATCGATAGGGATAACAGCATCACCAGTTGAACTCTCTAACCCAGCAAATAATGCAGCCTCCTTGCCAAAGTTTCTAGTAAAGCTAATTGCCTTAACCAATGGGTCAGCTATAGCAATAGATTTAATTATAGCTTCAGTTGAGTCCTTGCTCCCGTCGTTAACAAATATTATCTCAAAATCATTATCTTTTAGTTCAGGATTACTTCGCACAGCTTCATAGAAGATATGTATAGTATCTTCTTCGTTATATACTGGAACAACTAAAGAAATCTTCATTATTTATCACCCTTGAAGACAATGAAATTAAAATATACAAAGCCAATAATCACGCTTGCTGGAGAAAATATTAAGAATGTTGCAATTGGTGGGAGTTTGAATACATCAGACAGATGGCCGGTTAGAAAACTGATTAGTCCCATAAAAGTCACGAACGCAAAATATCTTTTCCCAGTTGCTTTTTTTTTGAAAGTGAAGTGGGCATTTGCATAAAAAGAAAATGTAACTGCAACACAGAACCCTGCGAGGTTGGCGGCGGCTTGGGTTGTCCCAAGCAGATAACAAAGCAGCCCAAAGACTATCCAGTGGATTGCTGTATTGATAACGCCGATAGAGGCGTATTTGGTTAAAAGCTTAAGCATTTGTCAATAAGAGTAATTTTAAGTGATGGCTGAGTTTAGCACTTGAGAAGCTTCTGATCAGCTATTGATCTTCAGTGTGGTGGAAAGAAGAGCACTATCGTAGATCACCCATGAGTGGTCTGCGGTAATTCTCTGGGACGGATTTGGGACTGGTGACCAAAGGTTGCCTTCGGTCAGTTACCGTAACTTTCCGTGTATTGGGACGTGTGAGCGCCGTGTGGTGCGGTAAGTTACTGGTTTATAATGTAGTTCTTAGAATTCGTAATGCGAAGGTCGTAGGTTCGACTCCTATTATCGGCACCATTTCAAACCCCCCTCAAGTCTACCGAAATCAACTCAAAGCCCGTATGTTGCGGTTTCTGGCCGGTCTTACCTCCTGTTATCAACCGGACTCAACAGGAATCAAGTTACCAGTTGGGGGCATAAGTGGGGGCATTCTGTGCTTGGTCCAATGAGATGCTCCCAATGAAGCTTAATGCGTGACAGGTAGATGCTGCTAAACCCAGAGAGAAAGCCTATAAGCTGGCAGATGGTGCTGGCTTATATCTTGAAGTCGTTCCCTCTGGTTCTCGATACTGGCGGATGAAATATCGCTTCAATGGAAAAGAGAAGCGTATGGCTTTTGGTGTCTATCCGACAGTGTCCCTTACACAAACGAGGGCACTGCGTGATGAAGCCAAGAAAAAACTGGCCGAAGGTATCGATCCATCGTTTGCCAAGAAAGAAGAAAAGCTGGTTCGGGATGTACAGCTCAATAACGGAGCATGGATTCCGCCACACGATGAGTACGATTTTGCATGAAGAAGGGTTCAATACGGCGTGGATTGAAACCCAGCTTGCGCATGTCGATAAGAACGCGATTCGTGGGACGTACAACCATGTGTTGTATCTGAAAGGGGGAAGGGAGATGATGCAGTGGTATGCGGATTATGTTGATAATGTTGTGAAATATAAACTAATCATAGGCTTATGA